GATCTAGCCATCCCTAAAGGCTTGGCTAAACTTGTACTTTTCAATTCTTTGATTCATACTTATCTCCGCATTAGATGCAAACCGCCTAGACTCTGATCCCTATGGCGGTTTTTGTTTATAAGGTGAGTAAAGCATACTTTACCTTGTAGACATTGTAAAGCCTACTTTACTAATTATTTTTAAGTACACTTTACTTTTTTGAACTAAAAAACCCACCAAAAAGGTGGGCTGTTACTACTTTCTTAATTAAATTATTGTCTTAAAAAATCTTTTTTTATAGACCACATGTTTTTAATGGTGTGATATTTAGGACTCACCACTGAGACAATTAAAAATTGCCACTCTTTTCTTTCATCACCTTTCATGTAACTTGTTGTGTTCTCTACCTTTTGAATAGGTATAACAGCTAAAAGATCTCCCTCATTTATTGTATAGTCACCTACAAATTGAGTTGAAGCGTGGGCAAAAAAAGGAGGGTCACCAGCAACTTTAATCATTATTGGTTCTGAGGGTTTGAGTATCTTTTGAGAGGACAAAGCTAATACAGGCCTATCTTTAACAATAGAATTGTCCATATATTTAATTGAATACTCAAAAGCAGACTGGTTGTCATTGAAAGCCAAAATATTAATATTATCTTTTCTTTTAGATAGTTTATTAGAACGGTTATTTAAAAACCGAACCAAAATAAATAAAAGAAAAATAACAACAAAAAATATTAATAAATAAGTAACTAGGTTCATCTATTATTCCTTTAACTTTATTTATATTTTCTCATGTGTAAGACCATCACACCTATAATTGATATATTGTGATTAAGTGATGAAAGTGTTGGGTAGTCTGGATTTAAAGGAACTAATTCAAAAATTTCCCTTCCAAAATCATCATATCCAATTACTCGATACTTCTTGAAAGTTGCCTCATAGTCACCATTTTGAGCTACCACAAAAGAACCGGGCTGAGGCATTAATGCTGTGTCGATTGTTAAAAGATCACCTGGTTTAAAGTCTGGCAACATACTGTCACCCTGAACGGTAAGACTAAATACACTTTTTTCTTTTGCTGATTTATAAGTCGTATAAGTTTCACCTATTGGATTTACCCCATCGTAACCAACAGAGTTAAAAAGGCCAGCTTGTACATAATCTAGTATAGGAATTTTGCTAATTTCATCATTATTAAATACTACATTCGCATCTGATTTTTTATCTAGCAGCATTGGGGCACGTTCGCCAGCAAGCCATTTATGGTTAACACCTAAGAATTCTGCTGCAAGAGTCAAGTTACTGCCATCCAGTTCTTTTGTTGGTCCATTAAACCACTGACCAACACTTGCTTTACTTACTTTACAGAATTCAGCCATTTCTGTGTTTTTTAGTTTTTTATTATGAGTTGATTCGTAGTGTTTTCTGGCTTGATGCATGCGTTCTTGAAGCGAAGACATAATAAAGATTCCCAAATTAGTAAAGCTAGCTTAACTTTTTATAAGTAAAGTTTGCTTGATTTCGTTAAGTAAAGTATGCTTTACTTGTCTTTGTTTACTGGAGTAAAGAAAGTGCAAGTACTGATGAAGAAAAGTGACGCCATTCAGGCGTTCAAAACAAAAGTCGGTGTGGCAAAAGCAATTGGGATTAGTAAACAAGCAGTTAGCTTATGGGGCGATATGGTTCCTGAAGGTTCGGCCTCTAAATTATTGCTTGTAAATCCCAACATCCCACACACGATCAAAGCGGCTTAGGTGGTGACATGGCCGAGAAATTAACCGCAAGTGTCACCTTTAAGTGCACGGATGAAATGAAAATCAAATTAGAGCGTATTGCGCGTTCTAGAAAGTTAAACGGCTCATCAGAGCTAATGCGTATAGCTGCCATGGACATAATCTTCGAGGTTGAGGAGATGCTTAATTGTCTACAAATGCCTATCGATCTGACCACAGTTACCGAAGATACAAAGAATACGCCTGAGCCGTTTGAGCTTGAACTGGCGCCAAATCCGCATAAAACACAGGCACAAAAAAAGCCCAATTGTCGCAACCAATTGAGCCTTATCTGCCATTCCACTGCAAAGCAATGAAAAGGAAAGTTGAAAGATGAATTTAGCACATACGTATGAAATTGGGAAGTACCCATGGAATGCACAGGGTGAGGGGCATGATGAGTAATAAAATTGTTAATGAAATTCGCAGATTGCCTATTGAAAGCACTCCAAAAATGCTTCTTTGGGTTATCTCCGATATTGCAGATGATGACGGTAATACCAGTTGGTATGCACCACGATCTCGTTTAATGGAAGAGACTGGATATAGTCGTACTACGATTGCATCATGTCTTTCTTACTTAAAGGAATGCGGAATCTTAAATATTACTGGTGGGAATGGGCGTCTAAACCAGTACCTAGTTACACCCCAAAACTTTAATCCATCGATCAAATATGAGCCTAAAAAACAATCAAAACCAGTCAGCGAGGTTGACCAGTCAGCTAAGCAAACTAGTCAACTTGGCGGACCGCACCAGTCAGCCACGCTGACCACACTAGTCAACTTGGCGACAAAACCAGTCAGCGAGGTTGACACTATCCATCATTCCATCATTTATCCATCTGTTAATCCATCATTGGGTGATTCAGAGAATGCACCTAAGGCTAAAACAGAGCCTAAGGTAAAACGCGTTACTAAAAAACAGGCAGGTATTAATCGTCTTGTTGAACTTGGATGTGAAGAAAAATATGCACATGATTGGATGGTAGCTCGCAAAGGAGCAGAACTTACAGATTCGGTTATTGAGAACCTAACTGAACAGGCACATAAAGCAAATATTACGTTGGCTATGGCAGTTCAATGGTCTGCCAAGAAGGGTTATCAAGGTTTTAAAGCAGATTGGTACTTGAAAGACCAACAGCCACAGCAAGTAAGAAATGCCAATTATCAATCTTCACATCAACAAACCATTTCTGAACAAGCGAAATGGGATAAGTTCCTAAATCAAAATCAGATTTGGGATGTCACACCAAAAAAGCCGTTACTGATTGAGGGGGTGGGTCATGCGTGAGTTCACCTTTGAAGACGCTTTACGTCTGATTACTAAAATGCGTGGGTTCTACGGAAAGAAATTCGCTGATCAGTGGGCGGGTGTAGATCCTAAAGATATCGCTGAATCAATGGTTGAGTGCTTTCAAGGATTAACAGCAGAAGATTTCAAGCGTGGTGTAACCAAGATGATGAAATCAACGTTCTGTCCATCAATTCCAGAGTTTAGATCATGGTGTGAGCCTAAAGCATCTGATTGGTTAGATGCACATGAAGCTTGGGCAATAGCTAAAAACTCAATCGAATATGGCACTGGTCGGGAAATGACAGTGGTGTGGACTGAGCAAGCTGCTAAAGCATTTGAAAAGTGTGCTGACTTGGTTGCAACCGGTGACAAGTTTCAACTGGCAGAAGCTAAGAAGATCTTTGTGTCTATCTACGAACGCTTAGTGACAGAAGCAAAGGACCAAGGATTAAAACCCGTCTACAACGTGAGCTTAGGTGTAGATCCAGATCAGCGCATTACTGCAATCAAACAAGCAGAGGTTGCAGGCTTCCTCTCTACTCAAGAAACACAGCTTCAACTTGAACACAAGCAAACCAAGGAAGAGCAGCAGGCTGATAACGAGCGATACAAAACGATTGCACAGAAAGCAATTGCGGAGTTACGCGAAAAACTAAAGATCCAAGCACCAGTCAACAAAATGGCTGAGGAAATTAAACAAGTTCAAGAATGGGAACTAAAACCAGACTCAGAATATTGGGCAGACCCATTTGATCAAAAAGAACAGTACATCGAAAGCTTAAGAGCAGAAGGCAAGCCAGTACCTTTTGCATTACGAGGTGCGGCATGACACTAACAGAAATTAAATTCCGATTAATCACAATCGCAGAAAAAAGAAAGCATCCTTACTTCGACATGATCGTGGTTAAAGAAGTACATGAGGCATTCAAAAACAATACCTACCACGAATTAAAAAATTACGTGCTTGCTGAAATGGAAGTTTCGATTTTGAACATGGTGGAGCTAGGCAGATGAACTACAAGGAAATGATGGCCCTGCGGTGTGCTTACAACCATGGATTAAAGACTGCTGAAACAAGAGCAGCAGCATGTTTGTACATAAAACTTAGAAGAGCTGGACTGTTAGAGCAGTTCAAGACCCAACAAGAAACTCCAGCACCTACTGCTCGCAAGAAGATTTCAGAGAGAGCCAATCCAAGCGATGTAAACCAACTTGTTAATTGGATGACTTCAAAATATGGAAGGCAAGCTGCACTTGCTAGACAGCTAGGGGTTAGTGCTTGTGTGGTTGAGAAAGTTAAAAACACTGGGACATGCACACAAGAAACATTATCGCGCCTAAAGATTGCCCAGCAAAATATCATCAAATTGGAGAAGAAGAATGAGAATAAGCGAAAAAGAGCTTGAGTCAATTCAAAACAAGCGAAATAACGCACAAAAAGGCACATTACAGCGCGATAAAAGTAAAAGTGATGCAATGGTAGCGGAACAATTAAATGAAGCTAATACAAGCGAAATTAGAGCGTTTTACGAAGATGGCTTAAAAGTCATTTTGGATTGTGAAATTAAAACTGCACCACCTTCAGTAAATCACTACTGGGTAGCTTCAGGGAAAAGAAGATTTCTAAGCAATAAAGCACGTGATTTTCATGCATTGGTTCGCCAAGTTGTGCCGGCTCATAAATCAACTGCACGACTCAAATTAGAAGTGACTTTTCATTTCCCTACACGTCAATGTCGAGACATCGACAACTACCTCAAAGCGACTATCGATAGCTTAGTGAAATGCGGGCTATGTGTGGACGATGAACAGTTCGATGAGCTTCTAGTAAAGCGTGGAAATGTCATCAAAGGCGGGCTTATTAAGCTCAAGGTTAGCGAGGTCTAGGAGATGAATATGCGTGTTGATAGTACAGCTTTTACAGACAACCCTCGCGCACGCGCGCGTTTTCTCGAAACTAAGAAAAAAGCCAAAGAATTCTTGCGCCAACGCCGAGGTTATAAGCGTCCAGACTTCAACCGCATGATTCTAGATTTACGCAACCTTGGATGGTCACACGAAAAGATCGCTTACGTCCTTGATGTGTCAGGCGGCAGTACTGTTTCTTCTTGGTCTACTGGATCCATTCCAGAGTACATACACGGGGAGCAATTCATCATGTTGTGGCAAGAACAAACAGGCTTACAGCGCGTACCACGTGAAGGCGAATGGCAAACATATAAATACGATATTGGGCAGCTTGATCTACTTGAAACGTTAGACGTATTCGCTGCTCAGTTAGATGAGGAATTACAACAATGAAACCAGAACAGTTTATTCGTGAGAAGGGGTTGAAGGAGGCGAGAGAGGTGGTTGAGGGGGCGCCTGAAGGTGCTACTCACTACGGGCTAAGACAATACCGCCAGTGGGAGGGTCGAATTCTAAAAACATTTACAGATGAGTCTTGGCGTTCAACTGCTGTTTTTGGTGGAAATCTTAGATTTATTGAAGATGACTGCTTGAAGATTCAAGACCTCAAGCGTCTGGTGGAGTCGGTTGAGCTAATTGAAGAGTTGGGTGGGATAAAGCTTGTGAAAGATCATGGACGAAAAGGTGGACTATATGGCGGAAGAGTTATTACAGCCATCCGCGACCACGAATCAATATACGGAGGCGGGGATGAGTAAAAAATTGTTCTGGGTGTTTATATCGCTACTGATAATTGTGATTTTAGGACTGTACTTAACTGGCGCTTATTCACCAAGCAATGCAAATAAAAACTGCCAGCCAACAAATGAGTATCAGTATTTTTATAGAGCTAAAGCTCCAGCAGTCAAATATACAAAATACATATGCATATCAGAAGAATGGATAAGCCAGCAATGAGTGAGTTTAAAGTCGGGGATAAGGTAGTTGTTAAGGACACTCCATTTTGGCCAGATGATCATTTTATTCAAACAGTTAAAGCTGAGCATGTTGGTCAATGGTACATGAATTCATGGAGATTGGCAGAGCCAGCTGAGGTACAGGCTGGTTTCCGTAAAGGTTGCAAGGCTTTTGATGATTACTGGTACGGACGAAGTGAAGCAGAAGAAGTCAAAGCAATGGAACTTTTAAACGACCTAGGCGACGACTTCCCCATAGAAAATCACATCAGCCCACATTGCCAATCGAGGGATGTTTGAGATGGATAAGTTTGAAGAATTTTATAAACAACATTGCTTAGATCATTTTGGTTACGACCCTGATCTTAATTGGATATTTGAAAAGCATGAAGATGGCAGCTACATACAGATCGAAGTAGAAAATGCAAAGAAGGTTTTCAATCACCAGCAAGCGAAAGTGGAGGAGCTGCAACGCAGAAATCAGATGCTAAGCGATAGCACATTGGAAATGGGTTCCAAGCATATAAGAGATACCGACCTTATCAATCAACAAGCTAGCACACTATTTAGGCTCAGAGAATTTATATATGGCTCAGGTGATCTTCGAGAATATTCAGACGAGGAATTGCTTGAGCATCAGAGAATATTAAAAGTGATTTTGACGGGAGAGCAAGCGCTCAAGGGGGAAGGATGAGTGATTACATGCACATGACTCTTGAGCAGCTTCAGCAAGAACATGCGGAGTTGCTTGCATTTAATGAAGAGCTGGATAGTCGTTGCAAAGCTCACAAAGCGGATGCACAAAAATATCAAACTAAATGCTGGCATATTACAACGCTATTGATGAATCCAGTAGATCAAGACATGACCTTGAAAGCAATCAAAACAGTGATTGAAAGGGTTGGTGAGGGATGAACAGAGGAACAGATTGGCCATTCTTAATGATGGTGTTAGCTGGTGTGTGTATTTTCATTCTTCTAGTGAGGGCGTGACCAATGACCACATTCAAAGAGGCTTGCAACCATAAGTTCCAGTGCTGCTGGATTTATAATGCGTATTTGTGTATCTATTGTGATGAGATGAGAAAGGGCGATGAACATTAAAGCTATTACAACCGAGGTTGTCGGAGGTCCACGAAATGGTGAGTTTATTGTGTGTGCTGCTGATAGTTTTTTTACAGTAGCAGAAAGATGGGATTCTATTTGGGAGCGGCCATCATGGAATGGCGATTTGCTAATATATGAAAAGAAAAAAGCGGCTCTATTTTTGAATGGAACATACTATTTTAGAGAGTTTTTCCTTTGTAAATATTCTGAACCAATCAAGGTGTTACACATATTTCGCAAATCGTTAACTTCAATTTACCTAAATAAAAGAAAGTAAGGCTCAACTAATCACCCAACAAACCCCAACTTAATAAACACAACACTAGCCCTATTCACAACGAATGGGGCTTTTTCATGGCTGCTAAACGAGAAATTAAAACACCGGGTGTGACTGCTGAACCGAATCAAGAACAACAAGCACAAACACCAGATACAAACCAAGACACTTCAACTAAAGATCAGGCTGAGGCTGCTTTAGGTCATATCACAGGTGGGGATGATCAAAGTACGGGTGAAGTAGGCTCACAAGATCATGGCCCTACAGAAACATTAGATTTGACACCTCCAGAATGGATTGTGCAAATCCTAGAAGGCCAAGCACGCCTAGAACAAAAGCTAGACGCAATCTTGTCTCAATCACCAAATGCACCTGCTACGCCTAAAGCAAAAGGCCGATTCAAGCTTGTTGAAGGCAAGGGCCACGTTTGGGTGGAGGGCTAAGCATGTGCGGAAGTCCTAAAGTCGTTCAAAGCGATCCAGAAGCAGAAGCGCAATTAGCTGCTGAAAAAGCTACGCAAGAGACCAACAAAAAGAAGGCTCAGCGTAACTTGGCTAAGCAAGACAGCGTCTTGGCAAGCTCAATGAACTCAACTGTTCCAAATAATAAAACTACATTAGGCGGTGGTTGATGGATATTCAGGCTAAGCAGTTATGCGCTCGGTTTGAGCAAATGAAGCTCAGCCGAAATATACATGAGGCGCACTGGGGCGAATGCTACAAGTATGGAGCGCCAGAGCGTCAGCAATCATTCATTGGTGATGATCCAAAATCACAGCGTGAAAAAGAGCGCGCAGATTTAGTTGATTCAACTGCGGCAGAAGCAATTCAGCTACTTGTGTCAATGATCATGTCGGGTGTAACGCCTGCTAACTCTATTTGGTTTCAAGCTGCACCAGATGGTGTGGACGACATTTCCCAACTCACCGATGGTGAGCGTTGGTTAGAAACTGTTTGTCAATTCATGTGGCGCAATATTCATGCTGCAAACTTTGACAGTGAAGCCTTTGAAACTATTACCGATGTAACCGTAGCAGGTTGGGGTGTTCTCTATACAGACATTGATCATAAAGAAGGCGGTGGTTATGTATTTGAGTCATGGCCTATTGGTTCTTGTTGGATTGGTTCAAGCCGACCTAATGGTGCTGTGGACATCATTTACCGTGAGCATGAGATGACCGCAGAAGCGATGATCAATGCTTATGGGGAAGACAAGTGTGCAAGTGATGTTGTTAATGCAGCGCGCACAGAGCCAGAGCGCAGATTCAAGCTATTACACGTCATTCAGCCGCGTAAAACTAAAGGCGCAGGGCAATTAAACACTGATATGGCTTTCGCTTCATATCATGTGGATCTGAATCACCAAGTAATATTGAAAGAATCAGGTTATCAAGAGTTCCCATGCTCAATTCCACGCTTAAGACGTTTGCCTAATTCTGTTTATGGCAATGGTCAAATGTCAGTGGCATTACCGGATGCTAAGACCTGTAATGAGCTTGTGCGTCAAACATTACGCGCAGCAGATATGCAGATTTGCGGCATGTGGATTGCCGAAGATGATGGCGTGTTGAACCCTCATACAATCAAGGTTGGTCCACGCAAAGTTGTTGTAGCTAATAGTGTTGAGTCAATGAAGCGCCTTGATGATGGCGTTAATTTCCAAATCGCTGAGTATCTGCTTAACAGTCTTCAAAATGGCATCCGTAAAAAGCTAATGGCTGATCAGTTGCCGCCGATTGGCACACAGCAAATGACAGCTACAGAGATTAATACTCGTGTAGAAATCATTCGTCAGCAACTCGGCCCGTTATATGGCCGCCTTCAATCTGAATTCTTAATGCCTTTGCTAGATCGTTGCTTCGGTCTTGCTTTGCGCTCTGGTGTGCTTCCTCCACCTCCACGTGAATTATGGGGGGCGAACCTTTCATTCAAGTTTATTTCACCTTTAGCACGTGCTCAGCGTCTAGATGAAGTTATCGCAACTGAACAGTTTGTCGTAGCGCTTACTCAATTTGCGGCTGTGGATAAATCAGTTCTTGATGTTGTCGACCTAGATGCAGCTGCAAACGTGGTGGCTCGTGGTCGTGGTGTTCCGCAATCGATTTTACGTACCGATGAAGAAGTGGATGAGCTTCGTGCAGCACGTCAAAAAGCCATGGAAGAAGAGAAACAAAAAGCCATGCAACAACAAATGGCTCAACAGATGGGCGGTGTAATTGCTGATGGAGCAAAAGCCGCTGTCACACAGGATCCAAGCCTAATAACAGGAATGGCTAGCGAGGTAATGCAATGATTTATTTCATTTTCATATCTGCACTGATCGCTTTAGTTGTGATCATTGCATTTCAGCAAAACGCCCTAGAAGAAGCTAAACAAAAGCATTGGGATGAAGTCCGTGATCATGCTGAGACTCGTAAAAAATTAGAAGCATTTGAGCGTGTTGAAGAAAAACAAGAAGAAGCGCCATTAGTGGCAGATAAGGCTATTAGACAACGCTATCCGCGAAAGCCTACTGCAATGGATTACTACACTTTATTTGAAGCAAACCCTATTGGCCGCGACATTCTGGACGATTTAGTCAATCTGTTTGGCGGTGTGTCCTATACCCGTGGTGGTCATGACGCAGACCGTGAGACCTGCTTTAAGGCGGGCAAAAAGTTTGTAGTCGATCACATCATTATTCAAGCAAACAAAGCAACAACGAATCAACAAAATCAATCTGAGGTAACTACTGATGACAACTGAACAAGCCCAAGAAACAACGACCACTACAGAAACCACTGAGACCACAGATACAACCTTGCTTGGTGGTGAACAAAGTCAAGGTGGTGAAGGTCAGCAAGAAACTGAGCAAGTTACTACACCTGCAACGGTGGCAACGCCAGATGATTACAGTGTTGAAATTGAAGGCTTTAACTTTGACGAGTTCAAAGCAATTGATGAAAACAAAGAGTTCCTTAAAGAAGCTCATGAGGCTGGTCTGACTAATGAGCAGCTTGGTTTTGTGCTGAACAAGTACAACCAGATTATTCCAGAAGTCATGGCTCAAATGTCTCAAATGCAAACTGAGACATGCAAAGAAACGCTTCAAAAGGAATGGGGCGCAGAGACTCAAGCAAACATTGGGCTAGCCATGAAGGCAGCTCAAGCCGCTGGTCTTTCAGGTGAAGAAATTCAAAACCCAACAATTGGTAATAACCCGACTGTCATCAAACTACTTGCCCATTTCGGTAAGCAGCTTGGTGAAGATGTGCCGCCTCAAAACACTCAACAAAGTAGCGGAGAGGATGTTCAAGAATTAATGCGAAGTGAAGCGTACAGTAATGCATCACACCCTGATCATAAGCGTGTTACTGAGCAGGTAAACCGTTGGTACGCAAAACATTATGTTGAAAACTAAGGAGTAATTGAGTTATGGCTCAAGATATGGCAACCAATGGCGCTATGATCACTGCAGCATTTAAGCGTCAGTTTCATGATGCTTTCGAAGTAAAGTGCCAACAAGATAAGTCAGTGCTGCAAGTGGGGGTAAATGATCGTGGTCCGATTCAGGGCTCATCATTTACGATTAATGACATGGGCTTGGTAGAAATGCAGCCTTCAGGCTCTCGCTTTGGCGATACTGTTTGGTCTGTTCCTGAAGCTGGTACGCGCTTAGCAACAATGGCTGATTACGATTTATTCGTGCCTATTGAGCCACGTGACGAGCCAAAGCTATCTGCGAACCCTACTAATGAATACATGCAAGCTTGTTTGGCTGCTGAAATGCGTCAACGTGACCGTGTAATTTTTAATGCGTTGGGAGCTTCTATTCAGCGTAAAAACATTGATGGTGAAACGTATACGCCTACGCCTTTGCCATCAAGTCAAAAAATTGCAGCAGCCGCAACACCAATGAACAAAGCGAAAATTGTTCGTGCTCGTAAGTTATTCCGTCAAAACCATGCTGATAAGTTCCCGTTATACATGATCTATAACGCTGAAATCTTGGAGCAAATTTTGATTGATGATGAATTAACTCGTTGGGATAAAGAAACAATTCAAGCTATTCAAGATGGTGATGTTGCGAAAAAATGGGCTGGCTTCTTATGGCTTCCATATGAAGACATCACATCAGTAACAGCTGGTGATCCAGCAGTAACAACCCAAACTACCTTTGCTTATGCGCAAGGTGCAGTCCACTACGGTCGTAACTCTATCAGTAACTTTGATATTGCTACTCGTCCAGACAAGAAGAACGTTAAGCAAATTGGTGGTATTGCATCATATGGTGCAGGCCGTGCAAACGAGCAAAAAGTAGTGCAGATCGATTTCATCGTGTAAGTGCTTTCACCCCACTGTTAGGGCAGGCGGTGGGGTGC